GTGCATTGAAATTCACATGGTCTAATTGTTGTACTTGATCAATCCCACCTGACTGTTTTATTAACTCTAACAAAATCAGTTGTCGTTGACTGTCTAGTCGGTTGACTGAAAAATTAAATCGCCGACTTGGTGTCCAATTTTGATCTGCTGGCACATAACTAAACACTCCAAAGTAACTTGATGGCAACTTCAGTATTTGATAATTGGTAGCAACGGACATGTAATTGTCAGTGATGATTGTGGTGTCTTCATCAAACCACTGATTTGGTGGCAGGCTCCAATCATCTCTGTTGACTCCAAAGTCGTCAGCCAGGCACACAATGACCTTGCGATTGCCACGACCCCATCCTCTGGCACTGCCGGGTATTTTTTGATAGCCCATGTGCATCAACACACTTGAGAACAAATGAACCATTGCATGTTCATGATACATGCAATGGCTTTGCTGAAATATTTCTCCTAAGTGAGTTTGATAAAATACATCATCAAACATTAGTTAGATCCTTTGAGTAGGACTACGTGCATTTACCACTTACCAGGCTTTTAGGATGACCAGGTTCTCGGTACCACGCCCGTTGAACGGGGTTTCTGTAGTAGAGAGATCCTTGTAGATCTTACGTGCGGCCGGCTTGCCTGCGGCTTGCACTGCTTTCACAACATCTGCTGGCTTGCGCACAGTTTTCTGCATGGTCTCAATGGTGCTAAAACCAATGATGCTGTTGCTTTTTACAGTGAATGCCTGTGTATGGCTGTCAGCTACAAGGTGTATCAACTTGCGTTTCTTGGTGTCGTACAACCAAGCTTCTGCTTTGTCCACAAGACTTGCGGCTGGTAAACCTTTGAGCTTGAGTTCGGCAAATTCCATTAACACTTTGAATTTTGCGGCACGTTTCTCTGGCGGCACTGCCTTGACCTTGCGTGGTTTGCGTTCCACCTTCTTTATCTGCACATACGCACCGCAATCATTGATCACTGCTTCGCAAAACTTCACAATGTTACGCATTTGGATTTTGCTGAAATTGCTGTAGCCTTCTACAATCTGTGCATCTTTGCCTTCTATTGCTGTTTCAAACTCTGACAGTTTGTGCTTCCACAAATTGGCAATGTCAGAAATCATTTGAGGTGCTACATTTAGTCCGCGGATCACTGTGATAGGTTTGTAGTCCGCACTCATCTTGGCACCTGCAACCACAAACTCATCAAACATGCCGTCCAGTTCTCCTGCACATTCGCTGACCTTTTCACGCAACCGGTCTTGAATGTTGGGTTTGGCCACCACAGGCACTGCCTCAACAACCACCACTTCGGGTTCACGTGCAGTTAATATTTCTTGGATGTAGCCTTCCAGGCGAACTGTCTCAGTGTCTGTGAGTTCCAAGCCCACCATGCTCATACGGCACAGCCATGCAGTGGTCAGTCGAACTGCTGAGTCTGGTACGCCTTTCAATGCACGAACATCTGCTTTGCGTCCGTTGTGCTCCAAATAAGCCACCAGCATTTCACGTGCATCTTTTTTGCCGTAAAAATAATTGTACCATGAAAAGGCAGCACTGAGTTGGCTGGTGCGATCATCTGTGGGTTGCACACGCCATGTGGGTTCCAGTCCTGTGTATTTGGTATCAGGACTACGGGGGTTCAATGGCTTGACAGCGGCTCGTGTTGCGTTCATCAGGGCTCCTTAAATTATATGTAATTATAGCAGAATGGCAATTGTTGGTCAACCCAAAGCCCTTTCGGGCTCAGGGTTTTAGAACACATGCCCTTTGAATTGCTCGTAATCGTAAAATGCAACCAAAGTACTACCACGGAAAAACACTGTGAGCCCACCCAAGTCCTCACGCACATCTGCCCCGGTAGTCTCTGCAATAAAGTCCGTGGCACGAGTCTCTAGTACTTCCATCAAGTCATCGCCGGTGGCTTCAAAACTTGCAAGAGCCTCTGCTTCATAATTGATACTGTAATTTGGTGCTACACTGTTGATCATCTCACTGTGCAAATCGGTAACTAAATCACTCATTACTGGCTCCTTTGTTGTTAAGTCCATATTATAGCATTAGGGCAATTATTGGTCAACCCGTTTTATGGTAAACCCAAAGTACTATAAATATACCATGCCTCGCTTATCCCTATTCCGCCCCAATCGCACCAGAGACTATCAATTTTTGGACCGCACTATCAGTGAAATGTACACTGTGGGCGGCTTGGACATTTATGTTCACAAGTACAAAGGACCACAAGCCGGCGGCAACGACTCTGCACTAAGTGGCAATTTTGATGCCACACAGCCTACGTATGAAACAGTGGATGTGCTGAACATTCAAGACTTGCTGTTGTTGGAAAACCGTGACAGAGTTTATGACCCCGACGTGTATGTCATGCGTGGGGTGTACAACACACAAGACGTAGACTTTGATTTAACCCAGTTTGGCCTGTTTCTAAACAACGATACCATATTCATGACCTTTCACTACAACGACATGATTGATGCATTTGGTCGCAAACTCATGAACGGTGATGTGATAGAGATTCCCAATTTAAAAGACTACCATCCGCTGAATCAAAACATACCTAGAGCACTGCCTAGATACTATGTTATTCAAGACGCTGACTTTGCGTCGGAAGGATTTTCAGTAACATGGTTGCCGCACTTGTGGCGGGTGAAATGCACACCCATGAAGGATCAACAAGAATTCAATCAGATCACCAACAAGCCTTTTGTGGCAGAGAACATTTGGGATCCAGGCAACTTCTATCCCACAGGTAGCATTGTAAACTATGGTGATACCTATTACCAAGCACAAAGCAATGTGCCTGCGGATACTGCGATTACAAACACTGTGTTTTGGCAAGAGTACACACCCAGCACCATCAGTGATGTACAAGGCACACGTGAGAAAGATTACGAAATCAACGATGCTATTTTGGCACAAGCAGATGCAGAAGTACCGTTGTCCGGCTACGACAATACCACATTCTACATTGAGGCTACCACGCCCACAGGCGGACCTGCTAATCCTACCAGTTTGACTGCTGATGAAAGTCTCACTGTTGATGGCACACAAGGCGGCATGAGCACCACACCCACAGGCGAAGGCTATGCCTCAGGATACCTTACCGGTGGCGGCACAGCACCCAATGGGTTGCCAGTTACTCCTGCTGTGAACTTTCCACCGAACCCTGTCACAGGAGACTATGTGTTGCGTTTGGATTACAAACCCAATCGACTGTTCCGTTATGATGGAGCCCGTTGGGTCAAAGTTGATGACAAGGTCCGCACCAATCTCAACAACGGGCCAACAAATAAAACACTGCGTAGCGGCTTCGTAAATAACACTGCTACTGTTAATACCAAAGACTTGGGCAACATTCCAAGTCGTCAGAGTTTGAGCGAAATTCTTCGTCCCCGAGCAGACAATGGTGATCAAGGTGGCTTCTTACCGCCAGGAACATAATGCAACAATTTTTTTATGACGAACAGATACGCAGATTCTTGTTGCAGTTTACAAGAATCTTTTCAGGCTTTCAAGTGGAGTATGCCAACGAAAACGACGGAGTAAATGCTGCCGCACTGATACGTGTGCCTGTGCGATATGGTGACGCTACTCGCAATGCACAAACTATCATACAAGAAAACAGTCGCAACAGTTTGCCATCAACTCCGTTGATGACATTTTACATCACTGGCTTGGATTACGAACAAAGTCGCATGCAGGATCCTTACTTTGTGAGCAGAATCAATGTGCGTCAACAAACATATGATCCAGCCACAGAGACCTACGAAACCACACAGGGTAATGCGTTCACAATTGAACGACTCATGCCTGTGCCGTTCAAACTCACCATCAACTTGGACATCTGGACATCAAACACCAATCAGAAATTGCAAATCTTGGAACAGATTCTCACACTGTTCAATCCCAGTTTGGAAATACAGAGCACAGACAACTACATTGACTGGACCAGTTTGAGTGTGATGTACCTGGATCGCACCACTTGGAGCAGCCGCACAGTGCCCATTGGCACAGAAAATCCCATTGACATTGCTACACTACAATTCAGCATGCCTATCTGGATATCACCACCTGCCAAAGTGTTGAAACTGGGTGTGATTGAACGTGTGATTGCATCAATGTACGATGCACAGGGCGACCTGAACAATGCCATCGACAATGAAGATTTGTTGATGGGCACTAGACAAGTCATCACTCCATTCAACTGGGCCACTGTGTTAATTGGCAACAAACTACAGTGTTTGCAACAACAATACTTGTCGCAAGAACCCAGCAATGATTCTATTGCACCTACAGAAATTGTACCCGACTCAAACTTGCTGTGGCCAGCCGTGATTGACTTGTATGGATCACTGCGTCCCGGCATCAGTCAGATACGACTAATCCAGCCTGACGAAACTGAAGTTGTAGGTACCATTGCACTAGACCCCAACGATGACAGATTCTTGTTGTTTGATGTGGATATTGATACCACTCCACAAAACACCCTGGATCCCATTGACGCTGTGATTAACCCGCTGACGTCTGGGCCTGGTGACGGCCTAGACTCTGCACTAGAAGGCCAACGTTATTTGCTTACTGAAGACACAGGATCCTTAGACAATCCCAATCCAGCCAGTGCTTGGGTTGGTGCCAATGGTCGCGGATTAGTGGCACAGGCCAATGACATTGTGCAATACAGCAACAACTACTGGCGTGTGGTGTTCCGTGCTGCCACAGAACCCAACAACATCCAATACGTCACCAACATTACCACAGGTATTCAATACAAGTGGGTGGGCAATGCCTGGGTCAAAAGTTATCAAGGTGCATATCCAGGAGGCACCTGGAGGATTGTGCTGTGAAGGCAGTGGGAGTTTGGTTTCGCAGCAGTGCCACAGGACGTTATCTATATCTACTACGCAATGACACACGACACCCTGGTTCATGGGGCTTGCCTGGTGGCAAGGTAGAAACAGGCGAAACATTACTGGGTGCCATGGAACGTGAGTGCATTGAAGAACTGGGCAGCATGCCTGAATATCAACGCCTGGTTCCATTGGAAAAATTCACATCATCGGACGGTCAATTTGAATACAACACCTGGGTGTGTGTTGTGGCTGATGAGTTTGTGCCTGTGCTGAATCAAGAACACATGGGCTATGCCTGGATTGATCGTGGGCAATGGCCCAGACCCATGCACCCTGGCCTGTGGTCAACCGTGAACATAGAAGCAGTACAAAGCAAGATAGACACTGTAGAGCGGTATCTTGCTTTGAGTAGTTAAGCCTGGCTTTCTTGGAAACTCAACTGAATCTCACCCACCGGGTTTGATGTAGTACTCAGTGCTGTGATCACCACAGCCAGAACTTCTGGACCGTTGGGGTAAGTTCCTGTTCCAGGAATTGAACTTTGTCCAATCTGTTTGATCTGTGAAAGATTCAAATTATTAGTTCCGGTGGCGTTGATAGGGATAGCAAACAGTCGTTCACCACCAGTGATGTCTGCTGACACCGCAGCCACTGTCAAGTTCAGATCGTTGCCCGGAGTTGAGCCGCCCAGAGCATTACCAAGAATCTTCAAGGTATCGCCCACAGCATAACCTGAACCAGGATTTTGCACTGAAATACTTGTGGTAGTGGTTGAATAAGTTGTTCTCAACGCTTGCAACTGCACAGTCAAGTTGGCACCTGTGCCAGAACTTGATACCACCGTTGGGGTCAAGTTAGCAAAAGTTTTAATACTGCCTGAACTGACCATGGTACCTGAACGAGAGAAACCACCTGTGGTGTTCAGCGGTGCGGCTTGCACCCCGCCTGTGGTTTCGTTGTTGTATCGCGGAGCAACTGCAAACTGTGTAAAGCTAGGTTGGAAACCACCACCAGCATTGTTCAAGCCAGCCCACACTGTGTTGGCTGAATCAATGTTGTTGGGATTCAAAATACCGGTCACAAGATATCGCCCTGTACTCACGTTCACTGTGAGTGTTTCCAGTGTCAACTGCGCACGATTGATAAGATCGCGCACACCCAAGTCACCAATCACACCAGTGCTGACACTGGGTGCTAGACGCATCAAGAATGCTGTTTGGCTGGCACCAGTTGTGGCTGGCAAACCGTAGTTGCTGCGATTGTATGTGAATGAGAATCCTTCGTCACCGTTGAAGTTGCCGTCCATGATAACCGCACTACCCCAGTGACTTACTAGCGGAACGCAGGTGTTGGAAATCAAAATAACACCAGCATTGTCCGAGTGGCTGGTGGCTGCTGAGCTGGTATAACTGCGACTTTGTCCTTCGGCCCACTGTGTGAATGTTGCGGCACGTGTACATCCTGTCAAGTTGTTGCCACTCTTGCCTGAATACTTTATGACTTCGCTGTCAATTATCACATATGCAGGATATGTCACACTGGCAGGAGGATAGTCTGTTGCATCTTTTAGTGTGATAGTGGTTTGACTGTCGGTGATAGCACCGTTGAGTGCGCTGATAGGAGTTTCGTTGATGGCTTCATAACGTGCAGGCAAGTTACCTGAACGCATGTAGGCTTCATTACTTACGTTGTTGTTGGGACGACGGTGGCAATGATTGAAACGACCATCTTGTCCACGCAACATCCAAATAACTGTACCAGCACCGTACCAGGAATATTCCAACGCATACATCTGCATTTTGCTGGCATCAAGGTTGAATCCTGATGCACCTGTGCCGTCAAGTGGATCAATGTTGAAATCAGGTTGACGCACACGAATTTCATTACGCAAGGCCATTTTCACTCTGGTCTGATTGGCTGTACCACGGAATGTGGGCACCACAGTCATTCGGTTGTTGTTGATGATTGACGCTACTGAATGTGTCATACCACGGATCACAACCACATCGCCCACATTGAGTTGGTCTTGGAAACGACAGTTTCCATCGCCTGTAACAAGGTTGGACCCAACTGAGACATTGACTAGACCTGCTGTTTGGAATGTGCTTGATCGTTGAACAGCATTTACATTGGTGCCGTCATTTTCCCAAAACAAGCCGTTTTGATCGTCAAACAAGCCTGCACGAATACTTGCACCTTGCCAACCAGTTACATTGATTCTCGGTTGTTGTCCCAACACAGGTGTGGCACTGCCCAGCGTATTTTGCGCTTGTACAATAAATGCGGTATCGCTGGTTATGGTTGTGACAACATATCCAGTGTCATCATACCCTGATGTGGTGACGCCACTCAATGCAATAGTAGCACCGGCGTTGAGCCCGTGTTCAAGGTCTGTGGTGATTGTAATGTTGCTGTTGATAGCAGTACCACTGGATGTGACATTGGTCACATCCAAGGTAGGAGCCAACACAGTACCTGTACTGAACAAAATGCCTTTACCAGATTGATAGCGGAAGTATTTTTTGGTCACACGAGTTGCACTTGCACCACGTGTGGGTGTGCCTGGCCCCATTAACACACCGCCATCAAACGGTCTTGATTGGAACACAGCATTGCTTCGCACGTTGATAGTGGCTGCCAAACTGCCGCTGACCACAGCACCTGTTCTGGCCTGAAACTGGAATGTGGTTGTGCTGGGAATGGCATTGATAATAAATGACCCTTCAGCATATTCAGCATTGGTTCCTGAAGTCATGTCCACTGTAATGGGGCAGCCTGGGAAC